ATGAACACAGTAACCAACCTTACCTACAATGTAGTATTCAACGATGACACTAATTCTAATGATAAAGGCTTCGAGCAGACATTAGATTATTGCAAAGATTACATCTCCACTTACAACGGAACTAACGAAAGTTACTTTGCTGACTACAAGGGAGGCATTGTACAGATAGTGTGCAACGAGACCGAAGAAGTGGTATATGAAGAAGAAGTGAGATAGTTTGAATGACAAAAAAAGCCCCTAACATTAGGGGCTTACTTGTAAAAATAAAACAAATCTAACAGTATAACACCCTTAGAAATGAGGCGCAAATATACAAAATAAATGTATAATATACGACCCCTTATGATTGAATTAACATTAAAAATATGACCACACAAGAAAAAGCACTCTATATTATTGAATTATTAGAGCTATCCGACAGACAAGTTGCCGATGCTATTGGGGTGAAGTACTCATCTATTAGCCATAAGAGAAGGAATATAAAGTATAACAAGTTCACCGTCTCAGACCTAAGAAAGCTCAAGGAGTGTTACCTTGATAAATTAAGGAAGATAGAATCTATAGAGATTATAGAAGAAGAGGAAAAGCCCCTTGTATAGGGGCTTAATTATTATATAAGGTAGTTGGAGGTGAGAATCTCTATACGATTTCTACCTTTAGTACTGCTACTGCTTAGATGCATAGATATTTCCTTCTGGTGCCACCCGTACTTCTTGTTTGCCCATAATAGGATATTGGCGTACGTTGCCAAAATTTAGGATGTGAATTCATTGGGATAGCATTAGTAAATCGGGCTTGTAAATATCTTTTACTTCGGTGCAGGGTTCAAAGGTGTCTACATCTTGACGTTGGGGTATTTTGGTATATATCCCATTAGCTACTTCGGTGAGGGCTTTGTCCATTAGGCGTATGCCCATTGGTAGTAGTTCTTTTTGCCATAGCTCTTTAGAGGCCTCTTTAGGCGATTTGGCATATAACTTTGGTGGTATCCAGCACCAGTCTTGGCATAGTATATCACCTCTATCTATACCCGCATTGAGCCAATACACACTTCCGCCCGTTACTATATCACGCATTCGAATTGCCCACTCAATAGCCGAACGCCCTCGATGTCGGGGTAAAAGGCTAGGGTGATAGCCTATCCATCCTAATCGGGTCTTATAACGTGTTCTTTTACCTACATAGTCAAAGGAATGTACAGTAATTCCTAAATCTACCCCGGCGGGCATAGTGTCGTAGGTAAGCATTCCTGCGGGTAATATAGGAATATTGTGTAGCCTCGCCAATCGTCCGATATACTTATCGTCTAAGGGGCAACATACGCCTACTACTTCATAGCCTTTGGCAAGGCATAAGGATAGTATTTCCTGCCCGAAATACTTTTGTCCGCTAATAAATAATTTAAACTTTTGCTTCATTTTTATTATCTTCTGTTGTTGTTTCTGTGATTTTTCCTAAGTATTTAAAGCCTTGTACGGCTCTAAAATGCCCCCCATAACCTCCTCCAATAACTTTTTCTCCTTCAATAGACTTAGCTCTTTTCTGTATTGAAGCTAGGCTTCGGGATTTGTTATCTCCGTGCAATTTAGCGGATGTCTGTTCCCATTTATCAGAGTGACGTAAGTAGTTGCATAGTTGGGGGTGTGAAGTGTGAAAAAAGGTGTGTAACTTGCGGTTACAACGCCCATTTCCTTCTAAATGGTACTGCATTACAAAGTTGAGGAATTGGGTACCTACACCCGCGCCTTGCCATTCGGGCATTACTACTAATCGGGTAGCGCGGTACGCACCAGCAGTAAATAATGGCGTGACGGCGACGTGGCACACAAGCTCACCATTTACCGTGCCAACAAAGTATTCAGCACAAGGGGGGTGTGGCAAATCTAAATAGTAATGCTCTTTAAAAAATCGCCAGTAACTACCGTTTGCCTTCCAAACTTGGAGTTCAATAGGGGGTCGCTTTTGGACTTTTTTTTTACTTCCGATACTCTCGTATCATACACCCAATCAGGCTGTAGCCATTCGATAATATCATAGTGGCAGGATAACAAGATGATTTGTCGATTAGGCTCGCGCCTCCACGCCTTGGCAAATGCTGATGCTCCTATTTTGGCGATTTGTCGGTCGACTACAGAGGTGAATTCGTCTACTATTACCTTATTGGGCGCCTCACAGATAAGGCGTGCCAAGCCTGCACGGAACTGCTCGCCATTGCTAAGTACCTTGAAAGGACGTAACCAGGCGGGTACATCGCCAAGCCCTACGGCAGAAAGAGCAGAGGTTACTTCATTCATTGATTTGTTGGGGGCAATATCCTCAATAATAGGTAGGTTAGGATTCCAACCCTCAGTAAGGTTGGTAATACCGCTTTCCCATATTTGTTTGCCTATAGAGGATTTTCCACTTCCTGAAGGACCAACGATAAGTCCTATTTGCCACCCTTCGTCCTCTATGGGTAGGTTGGCTGTATGTTCCCAGGTATGCCCGTTTTCGGCGTTGAAAAGGGACTTTACTTTTTCGGCGCGAAAGGTTTTGAAATTTTCGCTGGTGTGTTTGATTTTGATTTCCATTATACGCTGACTACTTTAAGGTTAGTGAACCCCATTTTTTGGAGTTTCTCAAATAATTCTTTTTGCTCTTGTTCGCTACTTACTTTAATGATGATAGCGTGTTGTTCTTTGTACTTGAATTTTGCCATTTGTTATTTTGATTATTCAGAAAATAGTTGTACTTTTGCAATCCCCAACTAAATGTATAACAAAACCCGAAAACCCACAGAAGGCATATTGTCCTCCGTAGGGCTTTCGGGTTCATATTTTTAATTTAGTTGGGGAACTATTTAAAAAAACGGAGGACATTTTTTACTGCCTATCCTCCTATTTTAGCAGTGTTTAAACTTCTTTTAAATGCTGTTTAAACTCTACCGAAACAACTTAAATCTCCACAATATCCAAGCAACTACGCCGAGTATCAAAGCGCCTATAATAAAGGCAGAAGATGTTTTTTTAACTTCTTTCTGTACCTGCTTAGATTGTTCTATGTATTGGTTTTTGGTCTCGGTTTTTTGACTTATCTGATTATTTATAACAAGAGTACTATCAGCCTGCCGTAGGCTCTTAGAAAGGTTGTCTATTGTTCTAAGTGTTACCTTTCCGCCCTGTACTCTTATGGTCTCGCTATCTCCATCCCTAATGCGGTAATATACCAATTCTTTGGCGTTACCTACGCTATCCCTATCACTCTCAAGAGTGATTTCATACGATTGGGATTGGTGGAAGTCAAAAGTAGCGACCTTTTGGGACTTTTCTATGTGTGTAGTGCTGTCCTTGACTTCCTTTCTTTCGCTCTTTTGCTCTTCTTTCAGCTCGGTTTTGCTTGATTTTTTGCTCCTGCAACCAAAAAGAAGTAGAAGAGCTAAGAGTAAATACATAATCTTTCTCATACATTACTTTTCATCTTTTTTAGCTGACTTTTCGAGCCACATAAGACCTTCTTCCAACTTGGTAATAACCAGCGCAAGTTCTCTTGTACGTGGCAACTGTTCTACTTTTACAAGTAGGCTTTCATACTCTTTTTTTAATTCTTGAATTTCTACCATAATTAACATTTTTACAATTAAATATTCTTATACTCGTCCTTAGCGTTGAAACAAGGACAAGCCTTTTTCACGCCCGCAAAGTCCCTATGCCCCTGTATCACAGCATTAGGATATAGCTCTTTCAGCTCTTTAAGGAGTTTTACTAGCGCTTCTTTTTGGGCTGGCGTACGAGTATCCTTAGGCTCTAGGGTATTCTTATCAATCCCTCCAATGTAGCAGATACCAATACTGTCAATATTGTGTCCTTCCACGTGAGCGGGTATCTTATCCACATCACGTCCTAGTTCCACTGTGCCGTCCAAGAGGATCACATAATTATACCCTATCTCGTTGAATCCACGCTGACGATGCCAAGTATCTATATCCTTAGCCGTATGCGCACGCCCCTCAGGAGTAGCGGAACAATGTACCACGAGGTACTTAATAATTCGTTTGCTTTTTTTCATTTCCTTAAATTTAATATCCCACAGGGGCACGATTACTTAAGTCTGTAATCTGGTCACTTAGACGGCCTGTCCTCTCCTCTAATGCTCTTATAGTTTCAATAATATTATATCCATTAATAAATACATTATTTGCACTCATGCTTATATCTTGGTTAGCGGAGAAGCTGATATTCTTATAACCGCTAATTGAGAATGCGCTGTCTGGTAGCCCAGACTTTGCCCGAAATCGGACATCATTAGCCTCCGCTAAGAATGTATCAAGAAACTCACCTACAAGATTTTGGAAATATACACTTTTCTTAACGTAAAAGTGCATATAATCCCCCCTAAATTCAAAATGTTCTGAAGCATAAAGATACATTTTTTTCGCAAAGGCTCTAAAGACTTTATCCTCCTTCCCAATCGAAATTTGGTCATTTTCATAACGTATAATCTGTGCAAGCTCTTCAAGAAATTGAGCCTTACTCTCCTTCCATTCTTCAATAGACTTTATATTAGGGGTATCCGCCAGGTCATTATAGGAGATAGCATTCTCATCTATTACCTCGTCCCCGGCCATTAATTTAATCTTCCCATTTTGCACGACAATATTAGTAGGAATATTGCTAACAAAGTGGCTCACAGGGATACTGGTGAGTAAGTTGTCTTTTTTGTCACGAAGCTCTAGATTCTTACTCTCTTTATTATACGTCAACTTAGTAGCCTCATCGTCTAAGAACATTAAGGAAATACGTCTTACTACATTGTTGCCTTTCTTGAATTTAAGCTCCGTAGTACTCTCGTCCAGCTCTATATCGTAATCCTGAAGGTTGTCCAAGGCCTGCCTGTATGCGCCGGTAAAGTCATTGGAAGATAACCCCTTACCAGCTTCCTTATCGACCTTGCCGTCGAACAAATCCTTATGCGCCTGGCTATCTGTTAGATGGTTGCGAAGCTGTTCGGCCGAGGCGGTACCCTGAATAGCATTCTCCAAGCCCTCTATAGAGTCCATTGGAATCTTTTCGGACTTATGCCAAAAGCTGTCTATCCACGCCCAAAAGTGTTCTTGTTTTGGCTTTCTGAAATTAGAAAACCATTTCTTCAATGTTGCAATTGCTGTCATAATCTTTCTTTTTAATTTGTTAAACATTATTTTTTTTTTAAAATCCTACGTATTCAATGAATTGTACTACACGATAAGGGGGCATATTATTGTGGGGTTGGTCACCTCCTGTAGATGATGAAGTGCGACTAGTAGGATCATCTAAACTAAAATTAGAAGAATAGCTCCCCCTATCTATATCCGTAATTAACCTTGGTACATTCTCAATGTTATGGCTATGGCTGGGCATTTCGGCTATGGTAAGTTGGTGCTCATATTCACCCCCTTCACGTCCTATTTCGTGCAATCCAAATTTTGCCAAGTAAGCATCTTCTAATAAGTCGGTTGTCTTTCCTATAGGCATTCTACCTCTTAGAGGTATGTACTCTCGCCAACCTTCAGGAATAGGCACATTGGCAGATTTTCCCCATATCGCCACCAATCCTATAGGTACAGTCTTGCGTAGTCGCTCTTCGAGCTTTTCCAACCGTTTCAATAGGGAATTTTCCGCCAAAAAAGATTGGGCTTCTATTTGTTGGTTATTCAAGGGTCTTTTAAAGTCAGCCCATAGGTGACCATTGATGCTATTGCCAAAAGTAGCATAGCGGGTATATTCTACGGCTTTTTCTACACCATCCTTGAATATTCTCTTTTGTGAGGTCTCTACAATGATGACCTTTTCGGATATGGGGGCACCTTTGAAAGGAAGTACCTCGCCATCAATATACACCACTCCGTCGGTGATGCTACGCCCTACCTCTTCGCATCCTGAAAGGACACTTAGATTCCCCGCTATATTACCCAATGTATTGAGCAATTGGTAGCTTTTCTGCATAAAGTCGAGGGTATAGGCACCTAAGGGAAACCCTCCTGTATTGTCAAAATTGATTCTATTCATAAATGATTATATATCGCTTTGATGCTATTTTGTACGTTTCAATAAGGGCTCTAACTTCTACTTCTCTTGCTCGCAAAGAATCGGGAATATGTACGGAGAAATTCACCCCGCTCACTTGCATTTCTCCCGAAGTATATAAGTACTTTTCCTCCAGATATACAGGCTGATTTTCTGCCTCGGTATAGATATATAAGGCGTTAAAGTGGGTCATATCCTCTATACGAATACGCCTTAGTACCTGGTCAAAAGTATCATTGAGTATCTTCCTCAGATAGCACTTTTGTCCGTTATGCGTGAGGGTTACCAGGTCGCTATTCCGCTTTTGCCCAAAGTCATATTGGAGCTGTTCCAATGGAGCAATAAGTATCTGCATCCAGGCTACAAGTCGGGACTTTCTTAGAAAAGTAGGCAGTAGCAAGATCACGAGCCTCCGTAAGTTCAATTCAAAGATTCTCATAGGTAGGTAATGGTGCTTTTTGTATCATTATCTTGTTCGAAATTCACGGCAAAGTAACCACTCTGGGGGATTTGGCTGATATTAATCTCTTGAAAACTACCCCATATACTTCCCTCTATCCACTTGGTCTGCGCATTGTCTATGCTCACGTCTTTGACCCCTTCCACTTGTTGAATGGCATCGGTGAGGGCTTGTAGGGAGAGTTCTCCGTTAAAAGGTAACTTCTTAAGATAGTCCTTAATAGCCTCTTTTACCGTGTACTTTCCGGAATTAACATTCATTCCATTCTCGTCCAATATAAGTGGATTGCGGACAATACGGATAGAGAGCTTGAGCCAATCGGGCTGGTTATTCAATATAGTAACATAGACCCCTGCATATTTTATCTCATTGATATATCGGCTAAATGCCTCTTGCTGGTGAGCCGTCACGGGGGTGAGCGTTCCTGCGTTGTCGGTAGCTATCTTAATGACAATACGGCTCTCTGTAGGGGAGTCTGTAACAGCACAATACTTGATAACTTTACTTGCCTCAATCTCTTCTTCCGTACGATTAGTATTGTTGAACTTGTCGCTATCAGGCAATAAGTCAAATCCGTATTGAAAGGATAAAGCCTTGCTATGGTACCATTTAGCCGTACCTGGTTTGAGCTCGGAAAGGCGCTTGTCAATATCCGCTCTATGTAGGTCAAATAGCTTTTCTAGGCTCCATATTGCTACGGCTATGATGTACACCCACAGTCGCCATATAGCTACTTTGGAAGTGCTATTGAGGCTATCCAATGCAGGCTCTTGTGCTTTAGCCTGGTAGATAAGGGTTTGTATTTCTTGAATGCTTCGTGCCATAGTTATTGTTGTGTTATTGCAAAGTCTAAGTTAATCGCCCATATACTAATACCTTCAAGCCTTTTAAATACTTCTTCATCGGCCTTGGTAAAGGCAGTTGCGGGCTGTAGGTTCTTAGCCTTGTAGTAGCTAAGTATATCTTTGTTGGTAAAGGCTTCTGCAGGCAGTACTAAGGTATTGCCGGCTACTACATCATCGGTGATGTTAAGGGCGTTGGCCTCTGCAAACTCAAAGATACTCTCAATAGTACCCGTATGCTGTAGGGCGAGGTCTAATAGCGACTGGTTATGTAATACTGTTATGGTCATTTTCTAACTCAAAAGTCTTATAAAACTTCTTATTAATAATCTTGAGCAGTACTTTAGCGAATCGAAATCCTAATCCGTCTAAGTTCTCTAACAAACTCACAACTAATTGCCATATAATCCCTATAAGTACTATCCAATAGAGCCAGTGAAAGGGGTCAAATTCAAATCCTCCAAGACTTGGAAACTCTACATTAGCGGAGAAAGTATGCAGTATATAGATAGGTACAAGATAGGTGGCTATCTTTAGGATCATACGTCCAAATTTCCTACTCTCGTGCTTTTCTCCTCGCTTCCTTGAGGCTTGTACGCCGGTGAGCCATTCAAATACTAACAATACCACGTATGCAGTTAGGAATAGATGATTGAATCCAAAAAGGAAATGTACAGAGGCAAACAGAAATGAGAGTATTACGTCCATTTTGATAAAAAATATTGAAAAAGTGTGACCAAAGGAAGAGTGTAGGAAGTCTTTGCTATCCCGAAACCCAAATCCTTGTAAAATGTAATTAAGTGTTATCATTATTGTTAATTTGTTTTTTAGCTAATTGTTCCCTTACCCGTGCCAATGGTAGCTCCTGTATAAGTCCCTGCCTGTAAGGTGATTCCTGATTGCACCGTTACCTCACCACTCTTGACGAGCGCAACAATAAGGGAGGATAAGCGCTCAGCGTACTCTTCTATACTTGCATCGGTTTTGGTGAGCATATCCTGTTGTAGTCGGATGATGCCTTCTTTGAGTTGTTCTTTATTTAGTGCCATAGTTGGTTTATTTTTTGGTTAATCTCGTCGAACTTTGCTACATTTTGCGGGGCAAAGTTGCCAGGGCCTGAAGGGGTTTGTATGATAGCGCTTTTAAGCTCTATTAAAAGGTCGTTTAAAAGGCTTTTAAAATTAGTTTGCTTGTTCTTGATTTGGATTTTACCGTTTTCAATTTTTAGGGTAAAACCTCCCAAGATGCATTCTACTTTCTCCAGCTCGGAAGTTCCTACTACTATTGCCGTTTCTTTGTTTATAAAAGCCACGCATACCAGCGAACCTACTTTTGGCTGTAGGTAAAAACCTCCTTGTTCAAAATCTACTACTAAATAAACATCATTGATAGGTGAGCTACCGTCTAGGGGACTTACATCAGCGGTTTTAGCGTCCTCATCTACAGAGGTTACCTCACATACCTTAGCGTATAGTTCCTGCCCCGTGTCGGCTAATTGTTGTATCAATTCTTTTATCATAGTGCTTTATTGTCGGCAGAGACTCTCTGCCCTAATTCAATCTTTTGTCGGTAGCCGTTGGTGCCAAAACTAATCTCATTCTTTTTCACTAAATAAGTACCACTATTGCCGTCGGAGGCAAGGATTTCCACCATATCGCACTTGCTTACTTCGGGCACGCCAAAGGTTTCAAACGAGCCCTTAAAGCCACTTTGCTTGTAGCGTTCCAACGCCTGCATTGCGTACTTCTTTAGCTCCTCCTCTGTTAGTCCATCTATGCGGAGTTTTATTACTTCACCATCCTTGTCGCCGTACTCGTAGGTAAGTTTCTTATGTTTAGCGTTAAAACTTTGTGCCTCTACACGTACCCTTATATCGTCTTTGTCACGGTAAGTAAAGTCCTCACTGATGATATTTCTGCCGTTCCTAAAAAACAGTTTCCTTCTATTGTCTATAGGGTAAGCTAAGCCGATGTATAATACCGATTTGCCGTCTATAAACCTAAAATAACTGCTAAGCATTACCTTGTCCTTCAGTTCCTGCAACTCTTGTGATACGTTAGGCTGGGTGATCCGCCACGCTCCTACGTGTATGTTGTCGTCAATGAGTTTGTAGGCGATATTCGTGTCCTTGAGTAGGTGTTCCACTATCTCTTTGAGGGTAGCATTCTTAAAGGCTTTAGGCGCGGCTTTTAGTGTTTTAAGGAGGAACATACCGTCTTCACACTTTATGGTGATAGGCACTTTGGCATCTACCGAACGCACGTAACCCGCAAAGCGTACCTTTAAGTCATCATCATAACCGAGCTCTACCGTAATGCGATCGCCTCGCTTGATTGGGGGCATACCTTTTTCACTTACATAGCCTTGCCAGCGAATATTGCGTGGCAACTTCAGTTCGCAAGTATCGGTAAGGCTTCCCATATCTTCTACAATGTTACATTCTGAAAGAGCCGTAAATACCCACTTTTGCTCACCCTCAATGGTTATTCTACTTACTAATCTTAACATACTCGTCTTGCTGTATTTGCTTTATTTCATAGGGTTCGTCTGATAGCATTTGTATCTGTACGCTTTGGCGATTGCTGTGGGTTTCCTGTTGTAAAGAGAAGGAGGTAACTACTGCCGACTTGATACCGAACGCATAGAGAAAATCGCTTTCTACTTCCACCGCTTCGGGGGTAGTAAGGAGCTTGCGTAAGGTCTCCACCTGACTTAGCGGGTAGTCCTGCTTTGGCAATAAAAACGCCTCGTCAGCTTGCTCCCCTGGTTCGCCTTCATAATCGGTAATAGCGAGGTCGAGGGTAATACTGTAATCGCCATTGCTGATATACTCCTTAATCGTGCCGTCACGCCCTTGTAGTGGAGTCGTTATAATATTGCGTTCCTGAGTAACAGAAATAACCACTTCTTGAAAGAGCAAACTATAGCGTTCTCCCTTGTTGTGAGTACTCATACGCAGGGAGGTAAGCCAAGGGCGGTTTTCTAAGTCGCTTGTTCCGACAAACTTGCCGTCAAACTTCTTTACCTCTAAGGGCTTTCCCGTTTGCATCCCAAAGCGAAAAGCCAAGTTTAAGGCTACCGTTTTAGCTATGGTTTCAGGTTGGGGTTGAAAGTTAAAGTCTATCATAGTGTTAGTTATTAATTCCCGCAAAATCGGCAAAGGCAGTTAAAAGTACCTCCTCAACAGCTTTTAGCAGTTGTTGTTTATCTATACCCTTCTCGGTATTCATATACACATTAAAGTTATCCATCATCTTGCCAATACTAAGGTTACGCACTTTATTTTCACTTTTGCCTTTGTCGCCTCCTACCCCCGTGCTATTCATTGTTTTAGTAGCCGCCACGCCTCCAACGGTAGGCACAGTAGGTTTGTTTTTGGTAAGGTCAAAAGAGTTTTCATTTTCTACAACGGTTACCTCTTGGGGCTTATCATCCTCTTGCGCATTCGCTTTTTCTTCGTTGGAGACCAGATCCATATTCTTACGAAATTCCTCCACACTTCCTGAAGCATTTGCCGCCCATTCCCAACCAGTAAGCTCTGCTACCCAACCGAGTATCTTCTGTAAGGGTGCCATTATTACATCTAATAACACAGTACTAATACGCCTAAATCCTGCTAATATTCCTTCCGATCGAAAGGCTTCTACTATGCTATCCCAATGTTTTCCTATTAAAACGATAGCACTAATCACCCTACCTATTGGTCCCAATAGGAGTAACATCGTACTCCCAAAACTATCATATTTAGCTATAGCAAGGCTAATATAGCTGATAAGTAGGGCAATGCCCGTAATGATGAGAAATATAGGATTCATATTCATTATGGCATTCAGTATGCCCTGTGCTACAGCCATTGCCTTGGTGGCTGTTGTACAGATACCTGTCCATAAGGTGGCTCTTTTCTGAGCGCTGGTCAAAAGAGTAAACCCTTTATAAATTCCCACTAATAAAGGAGAAAGATTAGTAACTTCCTTCGTTATATCTCCTATCACACTAGCGTAACCTATACCTCCTCCCGTAGCATTAAAGAGTGCAATCTTAAAGTCCTCCACTTGAGCGGTAAGGCGTGCGTTCTTTTCAGCTGCACTTTCCATAATTACCCCTGCTTGTTCTACTGCCGAGTTTGTTCCCTCTATCTTCTGGGTCATTGCTTCAGCCTCGTCGGCGGTGTTGATAAGGGCAATAGCTGCCGCCATATTCTCTTTGCCAAATACTTTGGTCATCAGTGCCGTATCTCCTTGTATTTTGCGCAAAGTCTTGAGGCGTTCGTGTAGTGGTATGCTACTATCGGCTAAGTAATCAGTGCTAATACCCGCCTCACGAAGTCCGTCAGCGGCGAGCTTGGAAGTAAATCTACCCTCTGAAAGGGTAGTGAGTACGTTACGCAAGGCAACTCCTCCCTCACTTCCTTTCTTTCCTGCTTGGTCAAGGAGCTGAATATAGGCGTTGGTCTCGGCAAACGATAAGCCAGTAGTCTTTGCCACCATCCCCACCTGCTCTAATGCCTGCTTGATTTGAGGGAGTTCTGCCGAACCATTTTGGGCAGCGGCGGACATCACATTCATCATCTCGGTCATCACCTTTGCCGCCTTGATAGGGTCTTCCATACTCACCCCGAATTGGTTCAATGAGGTGTTGAGTACGTCAGTAGCGGCTATGGTATCACCCCCCATTTGTTTGGAAAGAATATTTACGTTCTCGCCCATCAGCTTCATCGCCTCACTGTTCTTAGCAATATCAGGGCTAAGTTGTGAAAGCATCATCTTATAGGCTTCCACGTTATCTACTGCCGAAGTGCCAAAGGTCTTAGCAGTATCACGCGCCGCCATTTCTATGGCTTTGAGACCTTCCCCCGTAACCCCCGTAATAGCCGAAAGTTCGGCAAGGTTCTTTTCAAGAGCAATACCAGGGGCAGAAAGACTACTTAGTGAGGTAGCTGTTCGGTCTGCAAAATCAATAAGAGCATTAAAATTAACAATAAAAAGGTTGGTACTCTCCTTAACAGTCTTACTTACCCCCTCAATTGCCTTAGTGGTTTTTTCGGAAAAAGTATTGAGGGTTTGGTTGATTTGGGTGATTTCTGTCTGGAGAACATCTATATTTTTAAACAAAGCAACAAATACGGCGGAAACCTGATTGTCTCCTGCTATATTTAAATTTACACTATAATTTAATGTATTATTCATTTCTTTTTTGTATCTTTGCCTTATTAAATGATGTTTTTATGAAACCTTTTAGAGCAATACTGATTTCCCTTAACCTTTTAGCCTTTTTCTTAATGGTAATTGGCTTTTTGTTGCAATGGTTTTTTGGTTTTGGAGGTACAATGGCAGGAATATGTCTCTGCTCTTTACCTGTTATCTTTTTAATAAAAGGTCTTTATGACCCTAATCATATCTTTGATTAAGGATTCCTTTATCCACCAAGCAATTCCTTGAACATTTCAGCCTGATTCTGCATCCGCCAGTGCTCCAGCCACATTGCCTGCGCATAGAGTTTGCACCATTGGCTCGCCTGTAACGTATCGGGGTCAATCCCAAAATTAGCGCGTATCAGTGCCTCCACTTTCCACTCTTCTTTTTCGTTGGGCTCGGTGCTATCTGCGCTTGTTGATAACAACGAGCCTACAAGTTTTTTGCTGTTGCTCTCGTATTTTGTAGCCTTAGCATTAGGGCTTCTACTGCCTTGAGCTTGAGCATATCACGCCTTGCAATAGCCTCGTCGGCTTTAACGACATAGTTTAGGTAAGCCACTTGAGCGGCTTTTGTCTCGTCATTTTTAGAGATTTTTGTAATCGCCTCCAAGTGCTTAAAAGTAGGCTCTTTGAATATCACTTGGTGCGTTTCTCCCTCTGCCGATACTTCTACGAGTACCAAATCACCGTGTTCTTCTTTAAGGGATTGTATTTCGGCTTCCGATAGCCCACAAATAGTAGTGGACTCAGTAGTTTTGTTATCTACGGATGTGAATTTATCTTCCATTTTTTACTTCTTTTTTTAATTGCCTATGGTGCTACCACTAAATGCTTTTATCTACTACGTGGCTTACAATGAGAGGTAATTCTACTTCTTTGTGCATATCGCCCTCCTTCCA